CTTGAAAGGATAATTCTTTATCTCAGTTCGCAATAAAAGAAGAAGCTGCTGGAAAAGTAAGGGTTTTTGCCCTTATTGATTCAATCAGCCAATCTGTATTGCGTCCTTTACACGATTACCTTTTCAGTGTTCTAAAAGTCATTCCTAATGACGGAACATTTGATCAGGATAAAAGTGTAGAACGAAGTAAAGAAAAAGCTAAACTTTATAATTGTGCTTATAGTTTTGATTTATCTTCTGCAACAGATAGACTTCCTAGATCCTTAACAGGATCAATTCTGGAAGGTATGCTGAAGTTAGAAGGTTTCTCATCTGCATGACAGTCATTAATGGCTGATCGTACATTTAAGTTTTCCGCAAGTGTGGGTAAAAAATATCCACATTTACTCGAAGATCAAAACAATGAGTACAAGTATTCTGTTGGTCAACCTATGGGTGGTCTTTCCTCATGGGCAGGTTTGGCTATAACACATCACTGAATTCTTCAATATTGTTCAACTCAAATAGGAAATGTATCCAAGTGAGAAGAACGTTATGAAGTATTAGGTGATGATATAGTCATATTCAATGATCTTTTAGCAAATAAATATTTGGAAGTTATGGAAGGACTTGGAGTTGAGATTAATCTCTCAAAATCTATAGTCTCTCCGAACAACCCTGTATTTGAATTTGCAAAAAGGACCATTGTTTCCGGAGCAAATGTATCTAGTATTTCTTTCCAACAAGTTATGTCTCAGACTTCTATCGGTGCTCGTGTTGCAGATTCTGTAGCATGAGTCCGTCAAGGTTTGATAAATAACATCCCAGCATTGGGTGCCATACTTTCTAAGTATGGTAGTTCCACTGATTTTAGTAAAATAAAATCGGTTGGGTTGGAAGCGATCTCACTTCTAGGTCTTTTATTCCATAAGGGAATAATAGAGCATAGAATTGTAGTAGAATCTTTAATCAATCCTCAATATAAAGAGGATTTCGATTGAGATAAAGCTGAATTCAGCTTACCTTTAAGATCTCTACTAAAATTAGCGCTTCGTTGTTTAAAAGGGGAAAGTATTGAAACTTACCCTTTTTCCCATGAAAATCTTAGAAAATCAGTATATAAAGAACTGCAATCAGAATTATCTGCTGTAGTCTTACAACTGGCTCTTCATAAGATCAAACTCTTAAATAGAGACTACGACCTCCTTTTGGAAAAGGGAGGACTCAGTCTCTTTTCGTATTATGATGACGATGACACTTTCAAACAAGCCTTAATAGGTTTTTGAGAGGATCTCATCATCAA